CACCGTTTGACAACCAAATCCAATTGTTAATCAGACGAAGCATCAAGGTGTTGTCATGGGCTGTGTTTCCATTTCCTGAAGATTGGTGTCGAGCCCGCACAACAAGACCATTATATAAGACGAGGAAACGGGAGAGCAAGTCGCGGTAAAAATTTGCAAACATGACGAGCGTCGGAAATGTCTGGAGCTCTGGCTTCAAAAAACGAAACCGCATCCAACAGACCATCACCAACATGAACTCAAAAATGCTCGAATCATACCCGCTGATGTCGCAACAAAGCCGTCCCTCGAATGGAGCCATCCACTCCATAAATTGGTTGAAAGTGCCGTAGAACATGCAAACTCCAACAGCTGACGGGAAATCCCGGCTCATAGCCTGGTCTTGCATCCGTTGGTTGAAGTCAGCGCACAGCACTTGACCAAAAATGAAGTGTTCTTTGGGCGCGATCTGGAAAAGACGAGTTTTTTCAGCAAGGGTCTTTTCTTCAGGTCGCAACTCGTCCTTGAGGCGTGCGCCCCAGTACGAATCACAACCTCCAAGTCCTTGCATGCAAGAACAATATTCAACGAGAACTTGACGCCCCATCTGTGAGGACAAGAATGCGTCAGAATCTCGGAACCATCTTCTCCAAAGGGGTCCGGGGGCAGTTCCACGCTCCATGGTCTCCAGAATCCGCGTGAGAGGCGTCAAACAACACCCTTGCACGCGGTGGAAATCGCGATGCATCCATTCCTCCGCAAGCAGCCAATCATCATCGACCTTAACGTCGGGAAACAATCGGAAATTCTTACCCAAGGCCTTGTCAAAGGCCAGGGTCGTCATCGCCGAGTGATCCCAACTCATCGGAAGGAACTGGGCTATTCGCTCGCGGAGGTCAGGATTTTCATCAACGAATTCCGTAAACAGGAAATCCTGGTGCGTGTTCTGCTTGAAAGGGAACCGTGAACTCAATTTTGAGGATATCTCAGGTTTCTCCTCACAGAAACGAAGAACAAAATGATCCCCCTGAGTGGGAGTCCGTCTGAGAGAGTTTTCGAGGATGGCTCTCTCAGACGGGCCCCCGGCTCGCCCATTGGCGAGCAGGATCATCAGTGTTTTGGGGTGAGGACATTGGCTGCGCCTGTGGCGCGACGCGCAATGTCCTCGGAGATCCACAGCATTTGATTTGCTGAGGGTCCCTTGCCAAGG